TACTCTGGATGCAAGACAACGGATCAAGCGTGCAGGATAAAGCAATTACTTTTAACTTTAATGTGTTAGTATTAGACCAAGTTTTAAACGGTGAGCAAAACGAAAACTTTGTAAAGTCTAGTATGTATCAAATACTATTAGACTATTTAGCCTACTTTGATAGAACTGTTTTATACGATGTAGATGGTAGTAGGATTAAATTTGACTTAGTAAGGAGCAGTAGTCTAACAAGTTTTACCGAACGCTTTAACGATGAATTAGCAGGGTGGGTAATGACAGTATCATTTAGAACACCATTCGATTATAATAAATGTAATATACCTTTAACGTAATGAAAGACTTTTTTAAATGGGTATTTAATGACCGTCAACATAGGAACAGAATAATACTAAGCACGCTTTTAACTATTGTATTTTTTGTAATGGCTTTAAAAGAAACTTCTAATAGTGTTTGGAGTTTAATATTCTTATCTACTACAAGTACTTTCTATATTTTAAACTGGGTAATGATCTGCAAACTTTACAATAAAAACAAATGATTTACTTTGCAGCCTTTTTACTTTTGTCTGCATGGATAGACTTTGAACACTTAGCAGATAATGACTTTATAGAAAGCCACATTAGCAGATGGTTGTTAAGAGGTGTATTTATGTTGGCTGTGTGTAATAGTTTCTTAGAACTTGCTGCAATGGTTTTACTTTGGATGGCTTGTTTTGATAGTGTGCTTAATATGTTTAGAGGTAAAGAATTTAACTATCTAGGTAATACCGCTAAATGGGATATATTTTTTAACAAGAGAAAGAGTTTATACATATCAATTAAGGTACTTGCTGTAGTTGTAGGTATTGGAATAATAATATTAAAATAAAATGCCACACAACACAATAAATAATTTATGGGCTAAGTTAACGGTTTACTTTACCCAAATTGCAGCGGTCTTATTATCGTTTATAAGTCCAATTGCAGGCGTATTAATTGCAGTAGGTGCTTTTGTATTCCTAGACACTATCATAGGCTTATGGAAGGCTAAAGTAATTAAGCAACAGATAACCAGTAGGAGGTTGTCAGATGTGGTGCAGAAAATGCTAGTGTATCAATTAACAGTTATTACATTCTTTATACTAGGTCACTTTATAATTAATGACATTGTAAAGGAGTTTATTGATATTGACTACGCCATGACTAAGTTAATTGCAGTAGTATTAATTTCTATTGAGTTCTTTAGTATAGATGAGAGTTTCAAAGCAGCAACGGGTAAAGGTTTACTACAAAGGTTAACGGATTTAATTAGTAAATATAAGACAAATAAAAAAGCATTTAGAAAGGATTAAATAAAAAGTACTATATTTGCCTAAACTAATTCAATACTATGAGAAATAAGAAGGTTTATTTAAACGACAAAGATGCTGAATTTTTATTAGGTAAAGTTAATGTAAATAGAAAGTATAGACTAAACGAAGAAGATGCTAAGAAGGTAGCAGATTATAAAGCAAATAAAAAACTTAATAAACTAGGTTTAGAAAATCACGAAGGGCAAGCAATACACAGTCCTTACTATTGGGATAAATCAGACCCGAAATATTCATTCTTTGTTAAGAATCCAAACTTCAAACCAGAGGATAAAGAAGACTTTGTAAGCGAGTTACTAAACACTATAAAAGGTCATGAGCCTAAATACCCTAAAATAAAAAGACAGTTACAAAGTGAAGGACATCTATTAGTAGTAGACCCTGCTGACATTCACGTAGGGAAACTTGCTAGGGCTTTTGAGACAGGAGAAGAGTATAACAGTCAGATAGCGGTGCAACGTGTCTTAGATGGTGTTAAAGGAATTATAAAGAAGTCTAACGGTTTCAACATTGATAAAATACTTTTTGTAGGCGGTAACGATATACTTCATATTGATACGCCTAATAGAAAAACAACAAGCGGAACACCACAAGATACAGATGGCATGTGGTATGATAACTTTCTAATCGCTAAGAAACTTTATGTTGAGGTTTTAGAGATGCTTTTAACCGTTGCAGATGTTCACTTCGTATTTAATCCAAGTAACCACGATTACACAAACGGGTTCTTTTTGGCTGATGTTATAAGCACGCACTTTAGAAACTGTAAAAACATTACATTTGATTGTAGTATAGCGCATAGAAAGTATTACGCTTATGGTAAAAACTTAATAGGTACTACACATGGAGACGGTGCAAAGCAACAAGACTTAGGTAGTCTTATGAGTATTGAAGCAAAAGACCTTTGGGCGTATGCTGAACACAGATACTATTATACACATCACGTACACCACAAAACCGCAAAAGACTTTATTAATGTAACGGTAGAGAGTTTAAGAAGTCCAAGCGGTTCGGATAGTTGGCACGATAGAAACGGTTACACAGGTGCACCTAAAGCGGTTGAAGGTTTCATTCATCATAAAGACTTTGGACAAGTAGCAAGATTAACACACATATTTTAATTATGAGAGATATTAAATACATAGTATTACATTGCACAGCCACGAGCAAAGATGCAACGGTTGAGAATATTAAGAAGTATTGGAAGGAACGCTTAGGATGGAAGAATGTTGGCTATCACTTTATAATTAAGCCTAATGGTAAGATTGAAAAGTTAGCAGGCATTGACACTATTACAAACGGTGTAAGAGGATTTAATGATAGGTCTATTCACATTAGTTATATTGGCGGTAAGTATGAAGATGACAGGACAGAGGATCAAATAGAAAGCCAACACTTTATAGTTGGTATCTTAAAAGATATGTTTCCTAAAGCGAAGATACAAGGGCATACTGACTTTCCAAAGGTTACAAAGTCTTGCCCTAGATTTGATGCAATAGAAGAGTTTAAATACTTAGACAAATGATTAAAGGTTACATAACAGCAATAATAACACTATCTATATTTTGCATCTTAGCAGCGTTCTTTCTAGGTCGTGTTTCTAAGACTTGTGAATTATGCCCTGAACACACGCCAGTAATTAAATACATTGAAAGAAAAGAAACCATTAAAAAGATTGAAGATGAGATTAAGAACATTGATACTATTATTACTGACGTTATCATTAACGAAGATAAACGCACAAGAGACTCACTCAGAAACTTGTTTAATCCTCGATAGTAATGAAGTAGTTTACACGCTTAAACAAGACTTAAACTGTATCAAATGCCTGATGCAAGCACCTTTAAAAGATAGTTTAATTAGTCAATACAAAGACAATGAGTTAACTGCTGACACTATCATCTATCAATTACAGTCTAATATAAACGATTTAAACGACCTAAACACAGAGCAAGGCAAGAAGATTACCAGACTTCGTTGGAACGTCTTAAAAGGTGGCGTTATAGGTTTACTTAGTGGCTTTCTCGCTGCTATCATAATTATATAATAAGCGTTTTTCACCAACTATAAGCGTTTTTCACCACCCTTACCACTTATCAAGTTATAATACCGTTCGTGTAGTTTTTCTAATTGCATCGTTTATTGTCTTACATTTGTATTAACAAAATAAAACGATATGAATACAAGAACATTTAACTATCAAGGACAAGACGTTGAAGTATCTTTATCAGATGATGAGATAAGCGTATATTTAAACGATGAAGACATTACAGACAATGTAGATACTTGCTTACTATGTGAATGGGTTGCAGAGATTGAAGCCTGCGAGCAAGAGGAATACGAAGATAATAAGTACGAACGATTAAAAGGAAATTAAAATGAGCAAGAAAAAATTTACAATATTCATAGGTGCATATTTATTTAATGTATCTTTACACGTTGGAAAAATGATCTATAATTTAGAATTTAATTCATCAGGTTTTAACGCTGTTTGCGGTTGGATTTGTTGCATGATTTTAACTTACTATATTTATAAAAAACAAATATGAGCAATCTAATTAAATGGTTTAAACTTCTGGACGAGAAAGCAGAAGCAAACAAAGATACAATTAAAAGTAAAGACTTTCAAGAGTGGTTAATCCACATTAAAACGCAAAGAGTAATAACAACTAATAAATTAAGATTATGACACCAAAAGATAAAGCAATTGAACTTCATGAAAATTTTTGGTCTGTATATTATGCAGATTTAGCAGAAGATTTCACATATAAATATATTAGTGACATTTCTAAAAAATGCGCTTTAATTTGCGTTGACGAAATAGTAAATACAAAATCTTTAAAGAATAGAAGTTGTGGATATATAACTTTAAATGAAAGGCACATTGAATTTTGGAATGAAGTTAAACAAGAAATAGAAAAATTATGATACCAATAGAAGAAAACGAGCCTTTTGAGTTAGCAATAACTTTAATTAGAGACTACTTCGATAAGAACAAGAATAATAAAAGAGAACAGTTACTAGCGATTAAAGCAATGGAAGAGATACACGCTTATCCTACTGCTGACGATATGAAAATTGATTACGAATATTAAAATTAAATAACTATGACACCATTAGAAGCAGCAGAGCAAGAGATAAGAAGGCTACAAATAGCCAAAGAGAAGTTAGTAAGCGGTACTAAGTACAATAGAATAGAACTTGAAAAGAAATATTTTTTTATTACGGAAAATTACCCTAACTTTGTCGACAAGGTTACAAACATACTATACGTCTTAGGTAGTATTAAAATGGATCGTAGACATTTACGAGACTTAGACAGAGCAAAAAACAGAGCGTACAAATTAATTAACTTATAAAATAAATAAACAATGAACATTTACCAAAAACTACACAAAATACAAAAAGAAGTTAAAGGACTTTCTAAAGACAAAAAAAGTCATAATTTTGAATATGTAACAGGGAATAAGTTACTATCATTTATTAGACCTTTAATGGATGAATACGGATTAATATTAAAGCAGGAGGTTTTAAGTATTGATAATGAAAGAATGGACTACAAAACTAAATACGCTGATAAGTCTGAAATACTATCTAAAGTTATGATGCGCTTTACATGGATTAACATAGAAAGCGGAGAAACTGATATAAACCTATTTGGTGCAAACGGTCAGAATGATTGGGAGAAAGGGCTAGGTAGTGCTTTAACCTATGCAGAAAGATACTTCTTACTTAAATACTTTCACATTGCAACTGATGAAGACGATATAGACAATCCAGATAGAAAGCCTAATGAAGTCTCTCAACCAATCACACCAAAAGCAAGCGCACCAAAGCCAGTTACAAAGCCTGCATTAAATCAAAAGCAATTAGACGGACTAAGCAAGGTTACAGATGTAGAAGTGCTTAGAGGTTACTTTAAAACGCATGAGATAACAGAAGAGCAAAAAGGATTAATTACTAAACTAGCATTAAAATTAAAAGGATGAGCCAAAGTAAAAGACAACACGAAGAAATAACCGTAACTATGGATGCAGAATATTATCACAGTTTCTCTAATGAGGATAAACTAGCAATGAATATAAAATACGTAGATGTAAAAGACTACGATTATTCAGATAGTGAGTTATGGGTATCACAAAAGAAAGTAAGTGATAAGGCTTTTAAAGACCTTAAAAAGATAGAGTTTAATTTAAGAAATAATAACAAGTAAATAAATAGCGGTGGCTAAACACAAAACAATTATGTATAAAGTAAAAGGAACAATCGCTTCAATAGATGAAGTGAAAACACTGGAAAACGGTGCTAAAGTAGTAAACTACATTTTAGACCACACATCAGAAAATGGTTATGTAACAAAGTACAACATCGGACTTTACAAAAAAGCAGAATATGCTGAACACGTAGACAACTTTGTAAAATACAATAAAGTAGGCAGTGAAGTAGAAGTAGAGTTTACAATTAGATCAACTGACTACAACGGTAAAGTGTATAACAACCTTAATCACTGGAAACTTGACAAGGTAGAGACTGCCGAGGCTTTTGAAAACTCTTTAGGCTCAGGTCATGGCGAAGATATGGGAGGCTCAGACCTACCCTTCTAAAATTAACTAACTAAAGCCTGCTCTTTATGGGTGGGCTTTTTAATTTAAACAAATTACCGCTTAAATATATTAATTACCGCTTATGTAGTTTTTCATTTATGTAAGCGGTATTTTTTTACATTTGTATTAACAAAATAACAAAGCCGTCTATCTTACGATTTAATACCTAACGGATTAACTCAATTTATTAAGACTTGCTGCGGATAGTCCGACAACAGCATTAAAAAGATAGGCGGTTTTTAATTAAAAAAAAATGAATGATTATCAAAAATTTCTAGAAAGTAAACGTCATTTACTAGGAGACTTTGGGTTTAAAGCGAATTACATTCCAGACTGCGCTTTTGACTTTCAGAAACACGTAATAGAAAAAGCCATAAGCAAAGGACGTACAGCGGTTTTTTTAGATACTGGACTAGGTAAGACTTTAGTTCAATTATCTATAGCGAGAAATATAATACAGCAAACTAATAAAAAGGTTTTAATATTAACACCTTTAGCGGTTGGTTTTCAATTTATAAAAGAAGCAGAGGTAAGAGGTATTACTGACGATATAGAAATATCAAAAGACGGCAAACACACAAAAAAGATAGTAATTTGTAACTATGAAAGATTACATTACTTTAATGAGAATGACTTTGAATGTGTTATATTAGATGAAAGTTCAATATTAAAGAACTTTGACGGTAAGATTAAAAACAATATAACGGCTTTTATTAAAAAGATACCTTATAGATTTTTAAGTACTGCAACACCTAGTCCAAATGATTTTATAGAACTTGGAACAAGTAGCGAAGCATTAGGATATATGGGTTACATGGATATGCTAGGTAAGTTCTTTAAACAAAACAACAATGCAGTAGATAGCACTAATAGAAATATTGGAGAAAAGTTTTATCTAAAGCCACACGCAGAGAAAGACTTTTTTGCATGGGTTAATCAATGGTCAATTATGGCTAAGATGCCTAGCGACTTAGGTAACTTTAGCGATGAAAGATATAAACTACCTGAGTTAATAATAAATAAATCAGTAGTAAATAATGAGAGTAATTTTATAATTGATAATCAGTTTGAAATGTTTAATAGACCTGCTAAGGGATTTAACGAGATTAGACAAGAAGTAAAGCAAACTATTAATTCAAGATGTGATAAGGCTTTAGAGTTGGCTGCTGGTAAAACTTCTGTATATTGGGTAAATAGAAATGAAGAAAGTAAAATACTAAAGCAAAATGATAGCGAAGCGGTTGAAATAATAGGTAGTCAATCTATAGATCAAAAAGAAGAAATACTAAAAGCATTTGCGGAGGGAGATATTAAAAGATTAATAACAAAGGCTAAAATGACTGGTATGGGTTTGAATTGGCAACATTGTAATCATTCTGTATTTTTCCCTACTTACTCATACGAACAATACTATCAAGCAATTAGACGTTTTTGGAGGTTTGGACAAAAAGATAACGTTACTATTGATATGGTTATTTCAGACGGTCAAACAAGAGTACTAGAAGCACTAGAACAAAAAACACAAAAAGCAATAGAATTACATAAAAACCTTACTCAAAATGTAAATAGAAGTTTTGAGCATAAAACAAAACAATTTAACAAAGAAATAATTAAACCTAAATTTTAATAAACATGGAAAACAAAGTAAAAGATCAAATTGTAACAGAAAACTATGCAATCTATAACAGTGATTGTATGTTAGTAATGCCAACTTTAGAAGATGAAAGTATAGATTTGTCTGTATATTCTCCACCGTTTGCAGGATTGTATAATTATTCAAGTTCAGAGAATGACTTTAGCAACTGCGAAAGCAAAGAACAATTCTTAGAACAATATGAATTTTTAGTGAAGGAGATATCAAGAGTAACAAAAGCAGGTAGAATAACTGCGGTACACTGTACAGATGTTTTTGATAACACTTGTAGGCTATGGGACTTTCCAAATGAGATAGTAAGAATACATGAGAAGTACGGATTTGAATATCGTAACCGTATTACAATTTGGAAAGAGCCTTTAAAGGTTCGTATGCGTACAATGGTACAGAGTTTAATGCACAAATTTATAGTAGAAGATTCTACAAAGTGTTTTACTGCTATGCCAGATTATGTACTAGTATTTACTAAGAAAGGAGAAAATAAAGTACCTGTTACTCATCCTTTTGGAATTAATGAATATGCAGGAGAAGTACCTATTTTACCAAACATTTTAAGAGCGTGGAATAATGCTAATAAGTCTAATCTAAATGAGGTTGAATTATGGGATCATTTAAACAACATTAACGAAGAGGATAATATAACAAAGTTAAATCATTATATTTGGCAGCGTTACGCCTCTAGTGTTTGGGATGATATTAGAATAGATAATGTACTACCTTTTAGAGACAGTAGAGAGGAAGATGACGAAAAGCACGTACACCCTCTGCAATTAGATGTAATTGATAGAATAGTTGAATTATATTCTAATCCTAATGAAGTTGTATTTACTCCTTTTATGGGTGTAGGTAGCGAGGTTTATAGTCCTGTTTCAATGGGTAGAAAAGCCATAGGAATAGAGTTAAAAGATAGTTATTTTAAGCAGGCCAAAATTAACCTAGAACACGCTAGCAAAAGATTTAAAGCAAAGGTTAAACAAGTTTCACTATTAGATCAATGTTAATGAAAGATTTAATACTAAAGTGGGCTAGTGAAAGAGGTTTATTAGTCAAAGGAAATGATAGAAATCAATTAATTAAACTAATGGAGGAAGTAGGCGAGTTATCGTCTGCTATCCTTAAAGATAACCAACCAGAAGTTAAAGACGCTTTAGGGGATATTCAAGTAGTTTTAATTATACTTTCTAGCCAATTAGGATATGACTTAGATGAGTGTTTAGAAGATGCTTACAACGTTATAAAAAACAGAACTGGAAAAAAAATAAACGGTATATTTGTTAAAGACGAATAAGTTTATTATCTTCGTATTTATTAATCGGACAGGATTAGCGAAGTATTTTTAATAACCCTTGTATAAGTTGGACTGTCCTCCACTTGTACAGGGGTTTTATATTTAATATTAATACTATGGCAACAGATAAAAAAGGTTTTATACTCTATGCGGATCAAAAAGAGTTATTCGACCAACTACCAAACGACAAAGCAGGAGAGTTAATTAAACACATATTTAGTTATGTGAATGATGAGAGCCCAGAAACAAACGACCTTCTATTAAAACTTGCATTTACACCAATTAAACAACAGTTAAAGAGGGACTTAAAGAAGTTTGAAGAGGTTAAAATAAAGAGAAGTGAAGCAGGTAAAAAGAGTGCAGAAGCAAGAAGGAACAAAAGCCAACAAACGCCAACAAAATCAACAAGTGTTAAAAGTGTTGAACAAACGTCAACAAAATCAACAGTAAAAGAGAATGTTAATGTAACTGTTAATGATAATGTAAAAGATAAAGATATTAATAAGAAGGCTAAAGCCTTTAAAACACAAAAAGAGTTTTTAGAATGGTTTAATAAGGGTAAAGAATATTACACAGGTGTAAAAGGTAAGACTAAAACAATGTCAAAGACTGACATAAACAACTTTAAAAAAATAAATGAAGTTTATACTCGTCCAGAGTTTGGACACGCTTTAAAAATGTTAACTAAGTCTAAATGGGCAATAGATGAAAATATGATTATACCTGCTCACTTTCTTAGAATAGATAACTTTACTAAATACTTAAACCAAGAAGAAAAGAACGATAACAGAATATCAATGAACTTACCTGCAAACTAATGTATAAAAGACTAAGCCAAATATCAACAGAATTAAACGACCTAAGGACTAACGGAGTTCAAAGGGGTGTTTCTGTGGGTTGGGAGTGGCAAACGTTCCCATACACAGTAAAGAAAGGAAGTACTACCTACATAGGTGCTGCTCCTGCAAGTGGTAAGAGTGAGTTCTGGTTTGAAATATTACTTAACTTATCATGTTTGCATGGCTGGAAACACGTTATATTCACACCTGAGACAGGAGAGCCTAGAGAAATCTATGCGGAACTATGTCACAAATTCGCAGGTAAACCGTATTACGGAGAAGGTTGCATGACTGAAAGTGAAAAGGCACACTCTGAAATGTTTATAGATTCGCACTTTGTTATAATTGACCCAGTAGATGAGGATTTAACTTTAGAAATGTACTATAAAAAAGTAGATGACATTGAAACTGAATTAGGAATGACTTTTAATACTACAACTTTAGACCCTTGGAACGAACTTACAGAAAATTACATACCTGCTGACTTAGGTAGAGAAGATAAATATCTGAGTAGAATGTTAGGATATGCACGTAAGAACGCTAGAAAGTCTAATAGGCATAACTGTATAATAACACACGTCAGAGACCAAGCAATGATAACAAAGGGAGAGATTAGATACTTTCCAATGGCACACGCTAGAGACTTTGCAGGTGGTCAAGTTTGGTTTAGAAAAGGTATGAGTGTATTAATACCTTGGAGACCGCCAATAGGATTATCTGACGAACATGGCACACCTTACGAGACTAATCAAATGGTATTAAACATTGCTAAGAGTAAACCAAAAGGAACGTCTAAGAATGGACTTTACACAATGTGCTACGATATTGAAAGAAGCAGGTACTACTTTGATAATTACGGCAAAAGGATTTACGCAGACAGGGGAGAGTACGAACCAAAGCCACTAGATAAACCGAAACAAGTAATACAACCTAACCTAGACTTTGACAACGTAAAGCCTAAAGAGGTTAAGCCAGTAGAAATAAATAAAGATTATAAAGCGGAGGATGACTTTTTAGAAACTTATAAAGAGCCTTGGGATTAACAATTAAAAATAAATAAGATGGAATTAAGAAGTGAAAAACTTAAAATAGCCTTAGATGGTTTTGTAATAGGAATGTTATTTGAATACATTTACAGAGTAGATAGTAATAGTTTAATTGCTATTGTGTTAATAATTTTATTTATTATTAAAGTAATTTTTGAAATATTAATTGAAGAATAGTAAAACTATGAATGCAACAATAACAAAGAACAACTTAGAAATTTTCTACAACAAGTTAGAAGGTAACAGCAAACTAAACGAAGAGTGGTTAACTTACAAAGCATTTTTAAAAGACGGTATTAAAATGATTGATGTATGCTTAGATAATATGGATCAACTTAATAAAGTAATTGCAGTTAACTTCAATAAAGATTTACAAACGGCTATTGAAACTAAGCAAGTTAACTTAAAATTACTATCTTTGGAGAGAGAAAACAAAGAACTAAAGCAACTCAATAAAGAGATGGAAGCGAAGATAGATAAAGTTTTACAAGGTGTTTAACGCTGTGTGTATGTGGTCGTTTTAATGCCACATACACGATGTTGTAGGTATGTAAGCCTACGGATTTGAAACGATAAATTAGATATTATGACAGATAAAGAAATATTAGAAATTGATTTTTATGACTTCTTCGGAAGTGCTGACGTGTTTGTAACAGATGAAGAAAGGATAAAATGGTACAGAAAAAACATACTAAACGAAAAGTAGTAGGTTTTATTACCTACAACACCAAAATAAGTTTCGTTTCAATGAAATTTCTTGACTGTTATGAAACGTTTTAATGTTTCACTTAAATTTTTAACTATGGCTAGATGTAAATATTGCAAAAGTAAATTTGAAGTAAAGCACTTTAATAGAAAGTTTTGCTATGAAGATAACTGCATACAAATGGCTACTAAGGATATTTTAAAGGCTTCTAATGAGGTTAAACTAAAAAACTATAGTAAGTTACTACGAAAGAATAATACAACGCCTAAAGCAAAGAAAAAAACTTCAAAAGAATTATTACAGATTGAAGTAAACAAACTTTCCAGAAGGATAGATAGTTATTTTAACTACAATTGTATAGACTGCCATAGAGTTTTAGAGTATCACAAACCAAATGCAGTACATGGAGCGCATAGGTCTAATGTAGGAGGTCATGAGAATATAAGATTTAACTTACATAACATACACGCTGCTACTTTATTTTGCAATAAGCACAGCACAGAGCATAAGACTGGTTATGATGTTGGATTAGTAGAGAGGTATGGTAAAGAATATTTTGATATGGTGCATAACTTAGACTTAGAATACAAGGTTTTAAGATTAAACGAAGTAGAAATTAAAGAAGCGTTAAAGATAGTTAGGAAGTTAAATAGAGAATTTAACCAACACACCAAAGGAAATGATTTAGACGGCTCAATTATGAGAAGTTATTTTAATAATTTAATAGGAATTTACAAATGAAATACGATTTATCCACACCCAAAGACAAAGAACTATTTAAGAACTACTACGATAAACTACTTAGTAAAGGTGCTAAGGTAGAACTTAAAGAGGTTAAAGTAACAAGGTCGCAACGCCAGAACAGAAGTTTACACCTTTTATTCTCAATGATTGCTAATGAATTAAACGAGTTGGGCATGGAGTTTCAATACTTCGGTGTTAAAGGTCAAGTGTTAAGCACGAGGTACACAGCCCACATAGTTAAAGAGCATTTTTATAGACCAATACAAATAGCCTTGTTTGATATTCAAAGCACTACTAAGGTAGATACTAAGCAGATAAACGAGACTTTCGATGTGGTTGCTAAGTTCTTTGCTGATCGTGGAGTAGAAATATTCTTTCCAAGTATTGATAGTTTAATAGATTAGAATTATGATTAATAACACGAGGTTTTTTAATAGGGTTTTTTATATACAGAGATACTATGACCTTTGTAATGATGTATTATTTTGGAGGTTTTGGATATTAGGGTTCTATTTTGACACAGATAAAAATAAGTAGTTACCACTCATAAAGTTATTCTACCGTTCGTACCATTTTCAAACAAAGCAAAGGTTAAAACTATTATCATTGTACTAACAAATTAAAACAAAATGAAAAGACCATTAATAACAGACCCAGAATGTAAAAGGATAACAATGCATGATATTCCTATTGTAAAATATAGTAAACTGCAAGATAAGTACATAGATGAATTAGAGACACTTAAAAATACTTTCTTTGACTTCATGCAGAACATAGATAATTACAACGTAGACATTCCAACTATCATGTACGATGAATGGAACGAAGTAAATAAGTTAGTAGGTAGAGATTAAAAAATAAGATTATGGAAGAAGAACAAAAAGAACTTGAAAGAATTGAACACAATAAAAGAACTTGGAGAAGTGATTTTATAAGAGAGAGAGAGATATGGCATGGAATAGCAATGCAAATAAACTCGACAAAAGGCAAAGAGCAAAAATACTGGATTAGAGTTATGGACTTATACAATAAAAAATATACAAATGGTACAACACTATAAAACAAGAGAGGTTAAAGGAATGGACGTTATAGACTTAGTTAAGCATTGGAATCTAAACTTTAACGAAGGGTGTATATTGAAATACCTACTTAGAAAAAAGGGAGAAGATGAGAGTGATTATGCTAAAATAATAGATTACGCTCAAAGAGAATTAGATTACATTAAGAAAACTAAAAACCTAAAAAATGAAGAATAGAGTTAAGCATGGATTAAGCAAACATAAACTTTACAAAACTTGGGGTAATATTATTCAAAGATGTAAGTCTAATAAGTTCTATGAAAATATAAATATTTGTAATGAGTGGAGATACTCTTTTGTTTCCTTTTACAATTGGTCAATGAGTAATGGATATAAAGAAGGTTTAACTATCGATCGTATAGATAACTTAAAAGGTTATAATCCTGAGAATTGCAGATACGTAACTATGTGTATTCAAAACATGAACAAAAGAAGTAACAAGTCATTTAATTACAAAGGAGAAGAACTTAAAATAAAAGAGATTGTAGAACTTACTGGAATAAATAGAAACACATTTAATAAAAGAATTAGATTAGGTTGGAGTGTAGAAGATGCCGCAAATAAAGAAGTAGACGAAAGATTTAGATTTATTAAAACACCGACAAAATGAAGTATAGAGTTAGAAAGAAACCATTACAGGAACTAAGGGAAACTTTATACCTGCTAAAGCACTCTAAACACTACTACTTAGATTATAGAGGTAGGTTGATATTGAACACTAAAAGAATAAACAATGAAATTCAGGGATAAGATAACAGAAGGACACTACTACACCGAAATACTAATTATACTAATGGGTATATTCTTATTCGCTGCTAGTTGTAAAGCACAAAGCAAAGAGGAAGTTTACAAGTACTGTGATAGTATAGGAATACAACACGTAGACATAGTAGTAAATCAATCATTACTCGAAACAGGACAATATCAATGTAAAGATTGTAGTTTGGATCAAAACAATATCTTTGGTTTCCGTTGGAAGAAACAGTATATTAAATTTGACACATGGCAAGAGAGTTGTGATTATTACAAACGATGGCAAGACAAAAGATACAAAGGACAGCCAAACTACTACGACTTCCTTAAATGCGTTCGCAAGCACTCTAACGGAGACTGTATGCCATACGCCACGAGTAAACAATATATTCAAAAATTAAAACAATTTTAAAAATGATGACAGCAGTAATGTACACAGGTATAGACTACCAAGCAAAAGTAAGAATGAGAAGAGAGTTAAATATTAATAGACAGTTTAACAACCCTAACCCAGAGTTAGAACTATTATTAGAAGCAGTATGCAAACACCAAAATATAAAAGTAGCACACGTAAAAGGAAAGTCAAGACTATTCGAGGTTAAGGTAGCACGCTTTTACTATTGCTATATTGCCAGATTACTATCTGACTACTCACTAGACAAGATAGGAGCGTTAGTAGGTAGACACCATGCAACAGTACTACACGCTAACAACACAGTTAAGGATTGGTTAGCCTATGACAAACAAGTAATTAATGACATTGAAGAAATAGAAAGCAAAATAAAAGGCGTTAATTAAAATATTTTACTATCTTTGGCATTAATGAAAGCATCTGACATTATAAAAGACATTAGCCAAGAGGTTGAAAAGATGTGTGAAGTAGTTAGTAGTAACCATTCACTAAAGCACGACCTTAGCCAAGAGGTGCTACTGTCTCTATTAGAGAAAGGAGAGGATGACTTAAACGACTTACACGATAGAGGTAAGTTATTAGGTTATGCATTTAGGATAGCCTACCTTAAATGGAATAGTAATAACGGTGTGCCAGTAGGAGGGGTAAACAATTCAAACTTTAAAGCAGTCTATAGAGATTATGATTATATTAACTGTGTAGAGTTAGACGATGTGCTACACTATTCAACAGAAGAAGCGGTTAATGCTCAGGATCAAGTAAACGACCTACTAAGGAAACTAACAACTTTAGAACGTAGAGTATTACAAGAGTATTTAGATGTTAATTTAAAAATAACTAACTTTGCCAATAATAGCGGAATTAGTAGAAGTAACTTAAAAGTGAGATTAGATGCAATTTTTGATAAGATTAGGAATGACAGAGATTAGTATAATGTTAATAGCAGTTACATTTATACAAGTATGGTGTAATGAGTTGCCAAGTATGTTAGGTAGAGAGTTAATACCACGCAAGCCTTTTAACTGTGATGCTTGTTTAAGTTGGTGGTTAGGCGTTATATTAGTAGCGGTTACATTTAATCCTATATTTTTTATACTTTATATTATGAACAGTATATTTAACAGGATTAAACTATGAAGCACCTACTAACAGCATTAAGAGCATTGACACTACCTATTCACTTATTGATAGGTGTATTAACAGGAGTGATAGGAATGTCAGTATATTGGTATTACTGGACATTTAAACCAAACGAACTTTATAAAAGATATGGAACTAAAGAAACTAATTGAGGTAGTTAGACACTATGAAAAAAATAAGT